TCTGTGACGAGGGAGGCTTGTACTCGCTTTACTTCTGGGAAAATATCCAAGGAAGATCTAGCTTTTCAGAGGCTCCTATTAGAATTGTTACATCCCCATACGCCTTAAATTGGCTTTATAAAGACTACATCCTTCCCTACACAAAGAAAGACCCAGACATTTTAGCAGAGGTTGACTTAATACAAGCTACCTCTAAAGAGAATCCATACTTTCCTGATGCTGAGTATGAGCGCAAGCGTAAGACTATGGATGCTAGACGTTTTGGCATGATGTATGGTGGTCGCTTTGATAAAATGCAAGGTCTGGTTTATGACATTTGGGATGATGATGCTGGTGTCATACCACCGTTTGAGCTACCTCCTGGCACTGTTTTCTATGCAGGAGTAGATTGGGGTTTTGTCCATCCATTTGCTCTGACTGTTAGAGCCGTAACAACAGGTAGACGACACTATCAAGTCTATGAGTTTAAGAAAGCAGGACTGACAGAGAGCAGGATGGTAGATGTTGCTAAATCGGTAATGACCCAATTCCCCGTTAAGTGTTTTTTCTGTGACCCTGCTAGACCGGAATATATTCAAGCCTTCAATGCTGCCAGGTTGACAGCAGTAGCAGCAGACAATGCGATAAGAACAGGTATCGATAGGCACTATGAGCTCATCAAAACAGGCCAATACCAGGTGTTTCATGGTCATCATAGGCATACAGTTGATGAAATGGAAAAATATCATTACCCCGAGCTAATAAACACCACTTCAAATAAAGATGAGAAGGACCCTAACCCTGTAAAGCAGGATGATGACATACTGGACGCTAATAGATATGTCACGATGGGTACTTATCATGTTGCAAAGAAAAAAAATAAAGGTAATCATGATGGACGCATGACAGAAGTACAGAAAATAAGAGCATTAATGAGACCTCCTGAAAAAAATTACGAGGAGCTTTAGGGTGAGATATCCATACGAATGTCCTACATGCCACCATGACACCGATATAATCAAAAGTGTTGATGATATTGAAAATGTAGAGTTATGTCCTATTTGTGATACAATCATGGACAGACTAATTGTGGGTGGCTCATGCTTTATGGGTGAGAAGATAGAAGAGGCTGAATACAATCCAGGTCTTGGTTGTATTGTTAATAATAAAAAGCACAGAGATGAGATAGCTAAGAGAAAAGGGCTTATAGAGATTGGTAACGAAGACCCTCAAAAAATCCAATCGGGGTATGATAAGGCTCGTGAAAAGAAACTAGCTAGCACATACGATGGTATCCACGAGTTTTGGCAGAAAGATAACAGAATAGAAATAAAAGGTGAAAAATGAATATTGGACAACCTTTAGGCGAGCATCAAGCACCTTCGAAGTCTACTCCAGACGTGAATACAGATATCCCCAAAGCAGAACAGGACTTAGTAAAACAAGTCAAAGAGACATTCTCTCGATATAAGCTGGCTAGATCTCCATACGATAAAAGATGGATTGATTTTTATAGATTTTTCAGAGGAGACCAGTGGAGCACCAAAAGACCTAAGCATCGTAACTCTGAGATAGTCAATATGGTATGGCAAACCATCCAAGCTAATATGCCGCTACAGACTGATGTAAGACCTAAGTTTGAGTTTATTCCACAAGAGCCAGACGATAGAGAATTTGCAGAAATCATAAATAAAGTAGCCACATCAGATTGGGAAAGAAACGATTGGCTAAGAGAGCTTAGTGCGGTTGTTTTAGACGGGTACATCTACGGTACTGGCTTTAGCTCGATGGAATATGACAAGGAAAGAAACCAGGGTATAGGCTCTGCAGTCTTTGAAAGTAAAGACCCATTTTTTTGCTATCCTGATATTGATGCTAGAGACATAAACCATCCAGATAGTAAAGCATTTATTTATGCTGAGCCTCTAAATACAGAGACTTTAAAGAGAAGATACCCAAAAAAAGCTAAATTCATAAAGCCTGATGTTGTAGATTTTATAAGGCAACAAAAAACAGATATAAACGACTTGTCTTATAGAAACTATACCTTTACCGACAAGCAAATGCCTGACAATCAGCTATCTGAGGGATCTAATGGGCTTGCTAATTCAGATAAGACTTTTGTTATCACCTTATATCTAAAGCCTCATGACGTTGAGGAGCAAAAAGAGACAAGAGAAGCAGAGGGAGAGTCAAAAGAGGTTTATGTATTACGGAAAAAATGGCCTAACGGCCGCAAGCTGGTAGTAGCTTCTGGTGTTGTTCTAAAAGATGGACCTCTGGATTATTCCGATGGTTTATTTCCATACTCTAAGTACAACAATTACATCCTTCCAAGAGAGTTTTATGGGGTATCAGAGGTTGAACAATTAGAGTCACCACAGAAGGTATTCAACAAAATACTTAGCTTTACGTTGGATATTTTAACCCTCACAGGCAATCCCATGTGGATTGTTAGTACTGATGCTAATATCGATACTGGCAACATGCTAAACAAACCTGGTGGGATTTTAGAGCCTACACCTGGTGCTGATGTTAGACGGATAGATGGGTCTAATCTAAACCCAGGATTTATGCAGATGCTTTCTCAGCTACAAGGTTGGTTTAATGATGTAGCTGGTCAATCTGAGGTATCACAGGGTCAAGTCCCAGGTAGTGTAACTGCAGCATCAGCAATCGAGCAGCTAACAGATAACTCCCGTACTCGTATCAAACAAAAAATGCGTAACATGGACGAATACTTACGTGATACTGGCAGACAATGGCTTAACAGAGCACTTGAGTTTTACACTGCTCCATTTGTTTATAGCCTTACGGGAGATGATGGTGCTCAAGAATATTTCAGAATGTCTATAGGTAAAAACGATAAAGGAGAAAAGGTAGCCAACATCTCTAAATTTACATCTATTGGTGAAACATCAGATTTAGATGATGATGTTGAAAACACAAAGCCAGTAATTAGAGAAGAGGATACTAAACAGATTATAATCAAGGGTAGTTTCGACGTTAGAGTTAATACGGGCTCATCGCTGCCATTTACGGTAGCAGACAAAGAGAGAAGGGCTTTAGCTCTCTTTGATAGACAGATTTACGATGCTGAGCAAGTTTTGGATACTCTTAAGGATCCAAACAAAGAAAAGATTTTAGAACGTTTACAAAAGCAACAACAACAATTAGCTGAGCAAGAGGCTCAGAAAGGTGCATGATGGGACAGAGAATGCCTCCACAGCAGGGAGCTCAAGGACAACAGGGTGGTGGTGGACCATCTTCTGCTGAGCTAATTCAAAATGTTGGTAAAGGCTTAGAGCAATTAACTCAGGCTTTAACACAAGCACAGGGTGTACCTGATGAGATTAAACAGCAAATGGTAGCTGTTTTTCAGGGTTATTCTGCTGTTGTACAGGCACTACAAAGTGGTGGTGGTCAACAAGAGCAAAGACAAAGTGGTCCAGTATCAGAACAGGCGCCAAGGGGTGGTCAGCCAATATAAACTACAAGGATGTAAGTTATGCCAATTGATGAAAACCAAATTAATGAAGTATTAGGCAATGCTCCTGGTCACGAATCTGCACCAGAGGGGTTACCAACACCAGCAGCAGAAGAGCCTCAATTGTTTGAATACTCGGCAAGGGGTCAAACAGTTAAAGAGGACTTAGGTACTATCCTAAAAAGAGCATCTATGGGCTATGACTATGCTCAAAATATGGAGTCTTTTAAAAAGGAGAAGGACCAATTTTCACAGTCGATAAGCGAGCGTGAAGCTCGTATTAACGAGGTAGAGAGTCGGTGGAAGCCATACGATGAATATGCTCGTGCTAATCCTACGTGGGAAGAGCATGTAAGGACACAATGGGACAATAGACAGCAGCAAGGTTTTGAGCAATCACAGCCGAGCTCTACTGTCTTACCCCCAGAGGTCCAAGGGCAGTTTGAGAAGATGAATGCTTTTATCGAAAACTACAATAGGGCAGAGGAGGATGCTCACCTAAACCGAGAAATAGAGTCTGTAAAATCTAAGCATACAAACATAGATTTCACGACCACGGACCCAAACACTGGCAAGTCATTAGAGTTTAAAGTTCTGGAACACGCAAAACAAAATGGTATTAACAATTTCAGAGCAGCATTCTATGACTTCTACCATGACCAATTGGTTATCCAGGCTCAAGAACAGGCCAAACAAGGTTTAGTCCAGACCATCCAGAAAGATCACAAAGAAGGGTTTATTGGAGAATCTCCAACACCGTTTTTAGGTCAACCTCAGCAACAGAAATCTCTTAGTGACATGTCATGGGATGAGGTCATGAAAGAGGCAGCTAAGGACAACGGGCTACAATATTATTAACAAGGAGGTTAAATAAAATGGCCTTAACAATTGACCAATTGAATGCGATTTCGCACAAATGGATTCAACCCAAATTACACAATGCCATATTTGATTCAAACACTTACAC